GAACATCTCCCAGCCGCCGACCATGGTGGCCGTGTACGGCGTGCCGTTGTCTGTGCCGGTGCGCTCGAACTGCACGATCTTGCCGTCCTGCGTGCCGAAGAAGGCGTCCGCGCGAAGTCGACCGAAGCACATGGCGTCGATGTTGGTGAACCTGCACCATGCGCCGGTGGCGATGTTCACCGCGCCCATGGTCAGGCTGCCGGAAATGCCGCCGGGGTAAGTTACGAAAAGTCCGCCGAACTCGTCCCATTTACACATTGTCCACGGCAGCGCGCGCTTGGCGTTCACCTCGTCGCGCCATTGCGGCTTGATCGGGCGTGTAATGGCCGCCAGTTCGAGCTGCGAGGTATCCTTGGTGATGGACGCCGAGATAGGAATGATGCCGTCGACCGTCGCGATCAACACGTCACCGCCGATCGGCGTCCAGCAGTTCATGCCGAGCGGGAAGCTGGTGGCGTATCTACCTTCCTGTCTCCAATTTGCAGCAGTGCTCGGATCGCTGCCGGTGAAGATCAGCAGCTCGCCTTGGTCGGTCATGAACACGCACTTGTCGTCAATGCCGTCGCCTGCGTCGATCGACCAAGTGAAGCCGCACAATAGCTTGCCGCCTTTGGTGGCGGCACCGGCGAGCGGGATCTGCAAAATGCGACCCTGAAAGGCGTTGGTCGGCAAGTACCACGCGTTCATGGTGCCGCCTTCAATGAAGAAGAACCGCCCGCGGTACTTCCAGACATAGGTCAGGTTGTGGCCGTTGAGACAGCTCGGCGGCGGTGTGATCGCCGGGTCCGCGTTGATCTGGCTGGCGTTGAACGTCGTCCACGTCGTGCCGTCGAAGTGCAGCACGAAGTCGCCAGCCTCGTTGCAGACCAGCATGTGGTCGCCGCTCTGGTTCGCAAGCTGGCTCGCGACGTAGTTGCCAGACAACTGCCCTGTCTTGATCGACACCGGAACAGATGCTGTTACATCATACAGCTTGGTGGCGTTGCCCGCGTACATCCGCTGCTGGTTGCCGCTGATGAAGTTGAACATGGATACGACAGGCGTTGTCTCGGGCAATGACGCCCACGTCTTGGTGCCGCCGCGCAGCTTTACGCCCTTCATCGTCGGCAGCCAATTATCCAACACAAGCGCGCCGCCGGGCTGCATGAAACTCTCGTTTTCATTCAGCACCAGCCCGCGCGTCGGCGCGGGCAGCGTCACCGTCTGCAATTGCTGCGCGACCTGCGCGGGCACCGCCTGCCGCTTGAAGCCTTGGTAGACAGCTACGGTCATGGCGTCGGCCACGGGTAGGCGACGCGCGCGTTCGCCGAGATCGGATGCCGCCCGACAATGATCGGCGCGGGCCTGTCATGTCCCATCGCGACCGACATGGCAGTCTCAAAGGTGCCCATGTCCTCGGCGTAGCTGGTGCCTTTGTTCTGTTTCCACTGCCAGATCATGCCGAGCTTCAAGAGCCGTTCGTCAAGCCGGAAGCTGTCGGTGTCGGCCATGAAGCTGTCGCCATAACCACCGCTGGTGAGGTTGACGCAGTTCTTTTCTAGGTAGGGGAAGTAGACGCTGGTGCCGATAGCGAGGGTTGGCGCGATCAGCATCTGCCCGCCGAGCATCGTCCACTCGCCGAACGGTGCATCGCTGATGTTCGCGGCGCGCCGGTTCAACCACTCGTCGGTGTCTGGAATGAAGCGCAGCGGTTGCTGCGTCGAGGTCGAGCGCCAGACATTGGCGGTCAGCAGCATGCGCTTGTAGTTCGCGGGAAGATTGAACCCGGCGGCGACGCCGTCGCCGGGGTAGGTCTGCACCTTGCGGAATACAGTCCAATCACGCGTGTCGTAGCTGATGCGCTGCGCCATTTCATTAGCTAACGCCAGCATCTCCTGCATGGTGCGGTTGGCGACGAGGTTGGAGGTGACGGACGTCGGCAGCTGCACGCCGACGACGGCGCAGACGTCACGAACCACCGACAACAGCGTCATGTCATGCAGCCTTTTCCGGGCGTGAGTTTTCCGCCATGCGCGTCAGGTTCTTGCGGTTCAGCGACCCCATCGGTGCCTTGCCGGTGTTGACCTCGATGTACGCGCGCAGCTCGTCCAGCGACATCGCGTCGAACTCGCTGTCGGTGCCTTCGGCGGCGCGGCGTTCCGCCTTTAGCTTGGCGTCCTCCTCCAGCACGGCGTTGCGGGCCTTGAGTGCGGCCAGCTCCTCGGCCATGCGCAGGTTCGGAGCCGCCATCTTGCTCTCGCCAATAAATTCAGTTGCTGCGTTCTTCATCTCCCTGCCGCCCGGCCCGAGGTTTTTCAGCTCCGCGCCTTCAACGGCAGCCAGCTGCTCGACGGTGTAGATGTTCTGCGCCTTCAATTCGGAACGTCGGCCTTCCGAAAGGAACGGCGCGAAGTCGAGCGGCGTGCCCTGCTTGGTCTGCGACGCCTTGGCCTTGAATTGCCGGTACTGGTGCGAGAAGCGTTCAGCGTAGGACTGCTTGGTCTGCTCGCCGGTCAGGGGATCGTCAATCCAGCGCGCGAATGCGGTCGCCGGGAATACCTTGACGTCTTTAGAGCCGGGCGCGCGGATCTCGCAGATCTCTTGATCGTCAAAAATCGGTCGGCCTTCTTCCAGCGACTTCGCCTTGTTCTGGGTGGCGAGGTGCTTGAACAGAACAACGAGTAGATCATCAGGGTCTTGAACAGCCATAGTGCTTCCTTCCTTGTTGAAACGGTCCGGGCCGCCTTCGTGGAAGGAAGGCTTGACCTACACGTCGGCGACCCGGTTGTGCCAGCTACCTGCCGTTCGGCGTCAGGAGGCCGGAACGCTGTCGTACATGCGCCAATTGAACAGCGGGTTGGTCATCGTCAACTCGCCCATCCAGCCGATGAACTGCGCAATCGCGTCCTTGTCGATCGGCATCTGACCATCGCCGTCGAACAGCTTGTCGAAGTTTCTTGCGCTGTTGTAGCGAAGCCGCAGCGTGTCGGTGTTGATGCCAAACGTCGTGTTTGCAGGCATATTTGAACCGATGCCGCCGTCGAGCACGATCTCCGCGCGCTTGCCGCCGCCGATGTATTCGAGCGCCGAGAAGCCGAGCTTGCCGAGCGATGTCTCGTTCTGCTGGCGCTGGATCGCGACCGTTGCGGCGTCGTAGGCCGCGTAGTGCTCCGGCGACATGATGAGCAGATCCGCGTAGTCGCGACCACGCGAACGCTGCGTCATGATGTAGTTGAGCATCGGGCGGATGGTCGTCGATGACACCTGCGTCGCGCCTGCGAGGAAGCTGTTGGCATCAAACGTCGCCGTGCGCCAGATGATGGCGGAGCCGCGATCGATGCCGCCATAGACGCCGGTGGTGTTGGCGATCGGGACCGCGGTCGCCAAGCCGGTGATCTGCTTGTTGCCATTCGCGGTGCCGTCCGAGTAGATGCCCGCATCCATGGCATCCTCCAGCGCCTTTTCCGCCGCCGAGATGTAGCTCTCGTAGACGTCCATCAGCTGGTTGTCGCCTTGGTTGTTCAGGATCTCCTGATAGGACAGGATGATCGGGATCACGACCATCTTCGGGTCGAAGAAGGCGTCGTTGAACAGATCGATCGCGGGGTTCAGCAGCTGATCGTAGCCAGAGTACCACTGCGCGGATTGCTTGCCGATCTGCAAGGTCTGGCGAATTTTTGGTCCGCTGTAGGTCTGCCACAAACCTTTGCGCCGCATGACGGCGAGAAGGGCGTTGTTGTTGCTGACGAGATCCTCGTAGCCGGATGAGCGATCTTCGATCGCCATCGAGAGGATCTGCTGGTAGGCGGCATTACTCGTTACGTTGGGCATATGCTCAACTCCAAAGGGTTCAGATACTGCCGTTCAAACGCGCGATAGCGTTCGCAACAGCTGCGCGAGGGGTTGGACTTGCCTGTCGAGGTCGCCGCGAAGTCCCGTTAGGGCCTATCTCGCTGGTGCCGTGGATCGAGCGGTCCGGTTCTCGGGTCTGAGCCGATGGGTTGCGGGTCTGAGCCGCGCGGGTGGTCGGGTGGAGCAGCTCCGCCCGCCGGTAGGCCGTTTCGAGATCGAAGCCGAGTTTCAACTCGCGCTCAATGACGGTCCCGAGTTCGTCGAAACGCGGGTGGGTATCTGCGAAAACGTCGATAGCGGACCGGGTCTGGACGAACTGCTGGTTAGTATGCATCTGCTGCACGGTCTGGCGCAAGCCTGCGATCTCTTGGTGCAGCGCCCCGATCTGCTGGCTGGCCGCCTGCTGCTGGTTGCCCATCTGGAGCTGGCGCAGTTGGTCCGGCGACTGGCTCAGGACGTGATACGCGATGTCGCGCAGGCCGATCTTCTCGCCGTCCGGGGTGCGCAGGTTCAGATTATTGACGATCACGTCCAGCCCCGCGATCGGGTCGGCGCGGAGCTTCTGTTCCATGCCGACATAGTTGGTCAGCGCGGTCTGGAGCGTGGTGCCTTGGTCCGCCGCCATCTTGTGGAAATGCCGGATCTTGGACATCTCGTCGAAGTCGTTCTTGTAGACCCGGTACGCCTTGACGAACTCCTCCTGCATCCGGCCGACCTCGCCGCGGACGCTCTCGGGCGTGGTCGACCACTCCGCCTTGGCGTGCTCGGACATCCGCGACGGCGGCTGCGCGTAAGGCGCATTTGCGGGCAATTTGCGGACCGGCTGTCCCTGATTGGTACCCTGTTGTGGGGTGTTTCCTTGTGCAGTCCGCGTATCTTGGACGTTGCCGGGCGCGCCTTGCGCACGCGGCGCGAACCGGCCCTTATCCCTCGGCTGCGCCGCGGACGGCACCGCAGCCTCCGCCTGTGGCCGCTTGCGGAGATCCAGCCGCTCCGGCTTCGTCTCCTCCGGCGGCTTGTTGTGGCCGGTCTTGGCCTCCGCTGGCGGCGCGGCCTTCTGCGCGGGTTGCTGGCCCTTCGGCGGCGGGTTGCTCGCCCGATCGAACGCGCGCTGGATGGCGGCTTTCCGCTCGCTGGCGGCGTCCTGCGGGGTCTGCGGGGTTTGCGGTCCCACCGGGTTGGGCGAGTTGACCGGGTTCTGGTTGATCTGCACCTCGCCTACGGATGGAGTATTCGTAGAAGCCGGTGCGGGATTGGGTGGCGCGGTCGTAACGCTCTGGTCTGACATTGTAATTTCCTTCCTTTACGGACCTACAGGCCACGTTTTGAATTTATGTTACCCGCACGGACCTGCTCGATCGCCTTCTTGATCGAGCTGCGGCGGCCCTCCGCGGCGGCGCGCGTCTGCGACAGCTTCGCCCGCGGCTTCGGCTTCTCGTTGCCGACCTCGATCAGGCCGTGCGCCTTCCCGGAGGCCCTAAACGCGCGTTTCGAGGTGTAGAACCTGCCGTCGACCTGCTCGACAGGCTCCATGGTGTCGCTGATGACGAAAGGCAGCGGCATGTTTTCGGACCGCTGCTTTTCGTGCCTCTCGCGCCGGACCCGCCAGCGGCCCGGCTCGAACTCCTCCAGCTCGATCATTTTGGGTTCCCGCCGGTGGTCGAGACGACCACAAAGGTGACCGGAATACCGTTGGCGACCTTGGTGATGGCCCGGCCATACTTGACCGTGCCGATCGCGATCGCCTCCGTGACCGGCATGCCCAGCTTCGGGAAGGTGGCGGTGACGTCGGTCACCGGCATGCCGCCGCTGGCGACCGTGATCACCGCCGTGCTCATTTCCGCCTCGTTGACGAGCGCGCGATCGGTGCGAACTCGAAATCGACCGGGCCGGACGACACCGGGCCGTTCTTGATGATGACCGGAACGATGACCGGCTCCGCCCACAGGCTCGGCTTGACGCCGGTGGACAGCGTCTTGGCATCGGCGTCGAACGTCGTCGGCTCGTCGTGCCCGGCGAAGTTGATGACGCTGTCAGCGAAGAAATTATCGCCGTATACGAGCAGCGGAAAGTCGGGATCTCCGACCATGCAGCTCGCTGGCGAGATGCTTTCGATCACCGGCTCGGGCACCGTTACGCCTTCCGGCAGCGGCAGGCTGACGGTTTGCGGCTCGTTGATGGAGGCCGAGAACGGGAAAGGCTGCGGCGCAGCCTCCTTCGGTGCGGCCTTGGCCTTGGCCTTGACCTCGGTGTCACGCGCAAACTCGTCGTGTTTGTCGTGCTCGTCGTCGCGTTTCTTGTCTGTCATGTGAAGGTCCAGTTCTGGATTGCCGTAACGACCGCGCCACCGGTGACGACGTAGACCGGCAGCGTTCCAGCCGTTGTCTTCTTGAGCGCGGTGCAGGTCAGCGACGTCGCGGACACATAAGTGGTCGGGTACGCTACGCCGTTCGACACGATAACCGACTGCCGGGTGAAGCCGGTGCCGGTTGCCGTCAGCGTGGTGGTGCCGACGCCGGAGACGTTGCTCGCGCCAGTGACGCTGGTCAGCGTCGGGTTGGTCGCGGGCGACAGGCTGGAGGCGTGCAGGCTGTTCGGATTGACCGGCGCGCCAGCGTCGGTGGTGGCCTTGACCAAGGCTGGCCCCGCGCCGACCGTGGTCAGGGCGATCGGCGCGTAGATCGCGCTGGAGTAGCTGGCTGTGGCTAACGTCTCGGTGCCCAGCCCCTCCGCCGTGGCGCTGGCGGCCGCCGGGACGAGGCCGGAGGCGACGCCGGGATAGCTGCCTGCTGCCGAGTTGAAGCCGGTGCCGCCCGCGCCCGCCGCGTTGGTGCCCGGCGTCGTGCCGGTGTTGTTGTCGGCCGCGGAGGTGCCGCCGGTCAGCGCGGCGACGGATGCTGCAAAAGCAGTCGCCGTCAGTGCCGAGCCGTCGTCATAGTAAGGCGGCGGGTTCGGATTGACGCCGTAGGGCGACTGCGGCCGCCCGCCGGAACCGTCGGCGGCCACAGCGGTTAGGTTCTGCGGGTTGGCG